GTTTCCCAGTCACGATCTGTTGTCAGGAATGGACAGTGTGAGCTTTTCAGTTGCGATGCGTGCGGCATCCTCCTTGTCCTTGGCGGGGATTACGAGTGCGCCCGTGCGCAGTGCGTAGTTCTTATCCACGAAGGTGTAAGCGACTTTCCAGTTAGGAAGACGGTTGGTGTCAGCGTTGTTTTCAGAATTACGAGCCATGTTATTACTCCTTGAATTTACGGTTATCAATAGAAATGTCGAGCCATTCTAGCAGTTGTGCTTTAATGTTGACGAAGTCCTCCCATGTGATGTTGGCTTGGAGAGCTAGCAGTGACAGTTGCGAAATGTGATACTCCCATGCTTCGCGGTATCGCTTGACACTCATTTCTTGGTCTACGTCTATCATATAGTGACTCCGTGGTTGACGATTAGAATAGTAAAGCATTACGCGCGTGCGCGCAAGCTCTTTATGCGTGCGCGTGCGAAAATGTTTTACTTGATTTATCGTTATAAATCTGGTACTGGCCTTATGGGCTACTTGATCTCAATAAGGCCAGGTGACACCCGGCCTGGGTGTCTTAGGATCGCCCTGGAAGGGCGATCGAGGCCCCCCTGGGGGCCGTCCCCCTTCTCAGCTCAGCTCGTTCGTGCGACGATCGTGCGGCGTCCCGCGTTGGGTCGCGTGGCGTAGCCACCCCTTAGTAGACTTTCTGGAGAATATTTATGCGTCCTAGTAAGCGAAATAGTGTATCGAAGTCTGGTAGTGCTAATCGTTTTAAGCATCATGTTGGTCATACTAAAATGCCCAATATTAAAATGGCCCCGATGCGTGGCGGCTGGAGGCTGTAAATATGGCTTGTTATTATCCCATCACGGCGTTTCGTGCGCCGGATGGGGTAGTGACGTTTGCGGAAAGAGGCAAGGATTTAAGAGAAATTTCCCTGCCGTGTGGCCGGTGCGTAGGTTGTCGTCTGGAGAGGTCGCGTGTCTGGGCGATGCGTTGTATGCACGAAGCTGCGCTTCACACGTACAATTGTTTCGTGACTTTAACATACGATGACGAACATTATCCGATGCATGGTAGTTTGAATTATCGGCATTGGCAGTTGTTTGCTAAGCGTCTGCGCAAGTCTAACGGCCCCTTCCGTTTCTATATGTGTGGAGAATATGGAGAGGAACTTGGACGACCACATTACCACGCGGCGTTATTTGGTGTTATGTTTCATGATCTTATTGCTCATCAGCGGTTGCGTGATGGGCAATTCCTTTACCGTTCAAAGAAGCTCGAACAAATGTGGGGTAAAGGATTCTGCACAGTTGGAAGTCTTACGGAACAAAGTGCAGGATACATAGCTCGTTACGTTATGAAGAAGCAGCTAGGCAAAGCTGCGGAATCTCATTATGAGCGTGTAGATGTTGCTACTGGTGAATTGGTGACGTTGGTCCCTGAATTTAATAGGATGTCTAATAGGCCCGGCATTGGTGCCGGTTGGTTGGAGAAGTATCATAAGGAAGTTCGTGACTGGGACCGTGTTGTTGTTAATGGAAAGGAGGTGAAGCCCCCTAGATATTATGATAAGTTTATGAAGGAGCATTTTCCCGACCGTTGGGAAGAAATTGAGCATCAGCGAAAGTTGAAAGCTCAGGAAGTGTCTCACGATAATACGGAGGCACGGTTGTTAGTTAAAGAGCATGTTGCAAAAGCTCGTTTGTCTTTCTATAAAAGGAATGCTATATGAAGTCTGTAGTTGCGTCCATTCGTGATCACGCTGCCGGTTTTTTCGGTCAGCCGTTTTTTGCTCCGTCCCGTGGCGCTGCTATTCGTTCATTTGGTGATGCGGTTAATGCTGGTGGTGAAGGTAACCAGTTTTCTATGCATCCCGAGGATTTCGACCTGTATGAGATTGGTGCGTTTGATTCGGATACAGGAGTGCTAGAGCCGTGTATTGTGACAAAGATTGCTCACGGTAAGGATCTGAAGGTTAAGTAGGAGAGGGGAGCGTTACGAGGGGGTCGCTAGACCCCCTTGTCCCATAATTTAATTTAGGAGTTCTGCGATGCATCGTAATAAGTCTGTTGATGTGCATGCGTTTTCTATGATCCCTCGTGCGGATATTCCGCGTTCGTCGTTTCGTATTCAGAAAGCCCATAAGACTACGTTTGATGCTGGTTATCTGATTCCGGTTTACGTGGATGAAGTGTTGCCCGGAGATACGTTTAATGTGAAGATGACGGCGTTTGCGCGTCTTGCTACGCCGATTTTTCCGATCATGGATAATATGTATCTGGATTCGTTCTTCTTCTTTGTGCCGAATAGGCTCGTGTGGAACAATTGGCAAAAGTTCATGGGTGAGCAGGAGAATCCCGGTGATTCTACGTCCTATGAAGTGCCGCATATTGTGACGCCTGCTGGCGGTTATGCGATTAATTCGTTGCAGGATTATATGGGTTTGCCGACTGTAGGCAATTATAAGTTGGCGCCCGCTAATCCATTTAAGCATAGTGCGCTGTGGCTGCGTGCGTATAATCTTATTTGGAATGAATGGTTTCGTGACGAGAATTTGCAGAATAGTGTTGTTGTAAATAAAGGTGATGGTCCCGATCTGCCTACGGCGTACACTTTGCTGCGTCGTGGTAAGAGGCATGATTATTTTACGTCGTGTTTGCCGTGGACCCAGAAAGGCCCGAGTGTTTCGTTGCCGTTGAATGGTCAGGCCCCGGTTCTTGGTATTGGTTTTTCTAATTCGCCGAGTTCTGCTCCGGTTGCTGCTACTGGTATTCGTGTGACTGGTGCTACTAGTACGGAGAATTGGGCTGCTGGTCGTATTGCTAGTGCTAATCAGCCTAATGAGACTTGGATTAAAGCGACTGGTACGACTAATGCTGCGTATCCTGATGTGTATGCGGATTTGTCGCAGGCGACTGCCGCTACTATTAATCAGATTAGACAGGCGTTTCAGATTCAGAAGTTGTTGGAGAGAGATGCGCGTGGTGGCACGCGTTATACAGAATTGGTGCGTGCGCATTTTGGTGTTATTTCTCCTGATGCGCGTTTGCAGCGTCCTGAGTATCTTGGTGGTGGTTCTGCGTATGTGAATATTACAGAGATTGCGCAGCAGTCTGAGACTAAGACGGATGGTACTCCGCTCGGTACTCTTGGTGCTAAAGGAACTGTTGTTGCTGGTGGTCATGGTTTTTCGCAGTCGTTCACAGAACATGGAATGATAATTGGTCTTGTGGCTGTGCGTGCTGATCTGACGTATCAGCAGGGCGTGCGTAAGATGTGGACCCGGAAAACGAAGTATGATTTTTACTTCCCGGTGTTTGCTGCTCTTGGTGAGCAGGCGGTTCTTAATAAGGAACTGTTTTGTGTTGGTGATAATGAAGATGATGATGTGTTTGGTTACCAGGAAAGATGGGCGGAATATAGATATAATCCGTCTATGATTACTGGTTATATGAAGTCTACGATGGCTGGTTCGTTGGATGCGTGGCATCTTGGACAGTGGTTTGGTAATACCCCTACGTTGAATGCTACGTTTATTGAGGATAATCCGCCGATGGCGCGTGTAATTGCTGTGGATGAAGAAGCGAACGGAAAGCAGTTTATCTTCGATTCGTTCTTCGATGTGCGTGCGGCGCGTCCGCTCCCGATGTACGGTGTTCCCGGTCTTATCGATCATTTCTAAAGGTGACATATGTGGGGAGCTATCATTGGTGGTGCTATTTCTGCTGCTGGTGCGTTAAAGGCTAACTCCGCGTCTGCGGCGTTTTCGAAGGAAGGTTATAAGCATAGGTATCAGTGGCAAGTGCAGGATATGAAGAGAGCAGGTATTAATCCTATGTTGGCAGCGACGCAAGGCGCTGGAAGTGTTGGTCAGCCGAATTTTGAGAATGTAGGTGCTGCTGCTGTGTCTGGTGCTGAGAAGGGAAATGCTGCTGAGACGGCAGCGAAGCAGCGGGAAGTGATGCAGTCTGTTATAGATTTAAATTCGGCGAGTGCTGGTAAAGCTAGAGCTGAGACTATGGCGATTCCGCATAATATAGCGTTGACTGATGCGCTAGTGGCGGATGCTAACCAGCGTGTGCAGTATGGAGTAGCTAGTACGGAAAATATGAAGAAGCAGACCGAGAATCTCGGTATTTCTGCGTTGGTGATGGGCGCGCAGATAGCGCGCGAGAATGCCGGTGTGTTTAAGACTATGGCAGAGTATGAGAATGCGCTAAAGACGGCTGATTTAATCGAGCAGGAAGTTGCGGAGGCTATTAGTAGGACGAAGAAGAATTACAATGAGATCACGATGCAGGATCTCAATATGAGTAGGTTGCGCCGGTTGATTCCGCAGGAGTATTTAAGTGAGTTGCTGAATAATGCCGAGAAGATTTTCGGTATTCCGCGGTTGCAGAACCAGTTCAATCATGATCGCGGTTTTATGGGTGCTGCGGAGCCCTATATTCGAGATGCAGGTCAGGTTGCGATCGTGACTGGGAAAC